TCTATTCAGTTTTCTGTGCGGGGCGTTCTGTATAACAGTGACGGTGAATATGACGAGGCCGGAAATGTGATAAAGGAGCCGACCCTAAAGGACGGTTATCACATTGATGTTATCTATGGCCTCATACCTGAAGCTGCGCAGAAATTTATCATCAATCCATCAACACCTGAATACGTACTGGCGTAGGGGGAGCACATGGCAACAGAAAGAATGACAATCGGTAGTGAGCCAGTTCAAATAACGGATGGTACGAATAGCGCGCTGGTAACGGTTCTGGGCAGCTATGCAATCAGTTTTGCGGAATCTGACGTATCCCCGGATATAAATGCCGGTGACTACCTCAGGGACAGAATGGTAATTTATCCGCCGCTGAAGGTATGGGTCTGGAACGCAAATCCAGGAACGTTGAAAATTGCTGTGACACGCTGGACGGACTGATGCTGGAGAATTTATGCAGGTCATTATTGATGGTGTCCCGTATGCACCAGTCTGCGCAATTTCATCGCGGATCGGGATTGCAATAACGACACACCAGCGCGCAGACGTTTTAAAACGTTCACTCGAACAGCATCTGAGGCATCTGCCAGCCGGGTCGCTGGTGGTGGTTATCGACGACGGTTCTCAACCTGCCGCCGTAGTACCTGACGGAGTGCAGTTGCGTCGCCATGAAACATCGCTTGGCATTGTTGCTTCGAAGAACGCCAGTTTAACCGCGCTGATTATGCAGTGGGTGATGCCTATAGCGGCGCAGTGGTCTATCCGTGCTACTCGCTGGTGGACCATGCAGATGTTGAACCGGTTGAACGTCACCCTGACTCAGCGCCACGCACAGAACGCCGCAGGGCGTGGAGGTTAGCCTGATGCCTGCGTTGATACCAAGGGCATGCCGCAAGCGTGGCTGCCCCGGCACAACCACAGATCGCTCAGGCTATTGTCCCAAGCACCTTAACGAAGGCTGGCAGCAGCATCAGCGGGGACAGAGCCGACATCAGCGCGGCTATGGCAGTAAGTGGGACAGGCTGCGCCCAATCGTTCTCGACAGAGATAAACACCTTTGTCAGGAATGCCTGCGAAATGGAAGGTATACACCCGCTGAGACGGTGGACCACATCACCGCCAAAGCAAATGGGGGGACCGATGACCTGTCCAACCTCGAAAGCCTCTGCAAGCCTTGCCACAGGGCGAAGACAGCGGTCGAAAGACTCAAATGACATCAATTCTCATTTGAATCGACCGAGGGGGAGGGCGGGTTGAAAGTTCAGGAACGACGCGCCAAAGGACCGCCGCCCAACCTCTTTTCACATCGCCGCAGGTTAGAAAACTTTTTTATGGGGTCCCCCACTCGATGATTAATAGGAGTTTTCGATTATGTCTGGACCACCGAAAACCCCGACCCATCTACGTTTGGTGAGGGGGAACCCATCTAAACGCCCGATCAATGAGAACGAACCAAAACCCCCTTCAGGGGTACCCCCAACGCCGAAGCATTTCGACAAGCAGGGGAAATACTGGTTTAAACGGATGGCCGACGAGCTTGATGCTATCGGTGTGATGTCTCAGCTGGACGCCAGAGCCCTTGAACTGCTGGTTGAGGCTTATACCGAATACCGGCATCACTGCGACACGCTTGAAGTTGAGGGCTATACCTACCGGACCGAAACGCAGAGCGGGGATGTGCTGATCAAGGCTCACCCCGCCGCCATCATGAAAGCTGATGCCTGGAAACGTCTGCGCGCCATGCTTGGTGAGTTCGGCATGACGCCAGCCAGCCGCACGAAAGTGAATGCAAAAGGTCCTGATGCGGTTGACCCGCTGGCCGAGTTTATGAAAGCGAGGGATTAATGGCGAAGGTTGCAGAAGGCATCCGCTACGCCGAGAGGGTGGTTGCTGGGGAGATTATTGCCTGTGAGTATGTGCGCCTTGCCTGCCAGCGTTTTCTTGACGATCTGGCACACGGCGAAGAGCGCGGTATTTTCTTCAGTGAACCGCGCGCGCAGCACATTCTGAATTTCTATAATTTTGTACCTCACGTAAAAGGCGCACTGGCAGGGCAGCCTATTGAGCTGATGGACTGGCACGTTTTCATCCTGATTAATATTTTTGGTTTCGTGATCCCGCTGGTTAACGAAGAAACGGGAGAAACCGTTTTGCGTAACGACGGCAGCGGTCGTCCAGTAATGGTTCGGCGCTTCCGGACAGCAGATGTTGAGGTGGCTCGTAAAAATGCTAAATCAACGCTTTGCTCTGGCGTGGGGCTTTATATGGCTGGCGCCGACGGCGAGGGCGGTGCGGAGGTTTATTCCGCTGCAACCACCCGAGACCAGGCACGAATTGTTTTTGAAGACGCGAAGAATATGGTCAAGAAGGCGAAAGCCACTCTTGGGCGGATCTTCGAATTCAACAAGCTCGCTATCTACCAGGAGCAAACGGCCTCCAAATTCGAGCCTTTATCATCAGATGCGAACAACCTCGACGGCCTGAACATCCACTGTGCCATCGTCGACGAGCTGCATGCTCACAAAACCCGTGACGTTTGGGACGTTCTGGAGACGGCCACCGGCGCGCGCCTGCAATCGCTGCTTTTCGGTATCACCACCGCCGGCTTCAACAAAGAAGGTATCTGTTACGAACTACGCGATTACGCAATCAAGGTCCTGCGCGGCCTGGTTAAAGACGATACGTTTTTTGCCATCATCTACACCTTAGATGAAGGTGACGATCCCTTTGATGAAAAAGTCTGGCAGAAGGCGAATCCGGGGCTGGGTATCTGTAAGCGCTGGGATGACCTGCGCCGCCTGGCTAAAAAGGCGAAAGAGCAGGTTTCGGCCAGAATCAACTTTTTCACTAAGCACATGAATATCTGGGTTACCGCTGAGTCAGCTTGGATGGACATGATGAAATGGGAGAAATGCGAGTTTATCGCCCCGCAGCACGAACTTAAAACCTATCCCTCCTGGGTGGGCGTTGACCTGTCAAACAAAATTGATATCTGTGCGGCCGCTAAAGTCTGGCGCGCGCCAGATGGCCACGTTCATGCGGATTTCAAATTCTGGCTACCGGAAGGACGCCTTGAGAAATGTTCACGCCAGATGGCAGAGCTCTATCGTAAGTGGGCCGGGATGGACAAGCTGATCCTTACCGACGGTGATGTAATCGACCATGCTCAGATTAAGGAAGAGCTACAGTTGTGGGTTGCTGGTGAGAGCCTGAAAGAAATTGGCTTCGATCCGTGGAGTGCGACGCAGTTCAGCCTTGCGCTGGCAGAAGAAGGATTGCCGCTGGTGGAAGTGCCGCAGACGGTTCGCAATTTCTCTGAGGCGATGAAAGAGGTCGAAGCGCTGGTATACGGTGGCCGCTTCCATCACAGCGATCACCCGGTGATGAACTGGATGATGTCTAACGTAACCGTCAAACCGGACCGGAACGAGAACATTTTCCCGAATAAGTCCACACCAGAGGCCAAGATTGATGGCCCTGCGGCCTTGTTCACAGCAATGAGCCGCGTTCTGGTTAACGGTGGCAACGACCAGCAGGATCTCTCCGGATTCTTCAATAATCCCATCATGGTAGGTTTCTGATGAAAAAAAACAAACGGCCAGGCAGGGTTAAAAGTGCTCTGCTCAACTGGCTTGGTGTGCCTATCAGCCTGACTACCGGCACATTCTGGGAGGAATGGTTTGGTACCAGCAGCAGCGGAAAGGTGGTAACGGCCGATAAAGCCATCCAGCTATCGGCTGTGTGGGCATGTGTAAGACTGTTAAGCGAGTCTATTTCAACCCTTCCGCTGAAAATATACGTTCGACAGCCTGACGGTTCGCGTAAAGCGGCAACCGATCATCCGGCCTATTCGATACTGTGCCGCCGACCCAATTCAGAAATGACACCATCACGATTTATGTTGATGGTGGTCGCCAGTATTTGCCTGCGCGGGAACGCCTTCATTGAGAAGAAATTCATCGCAAACCGCCTGGTTTCTCTGGTGCCTTTGCTGCCGCAGAACATGGTGGTTAAACGTCTCACGACCGGGGCGCTGGAATACAAATACACTGAAAACGGTAACGAGCGCGTCATTCCCGTCAAAAACATCATGCACATTCGCGGGTTCGGTCTTGACGGTGTTTGCGGCATGATGCCGATGAAAACAGGGCGGGATGTGATCGGTTCTGCAATGGCGGTTGAGGAGTCTGCCGCGAAGATTTTTGAACAGGGGCTTCAGAGTTCAGGTTTTCTCTCCGCTGAGGGTGCGCTGGATCACGAACAACGTGAAAGACTTCGCAGCTACATGGCTGCATTTACCGGTTCAAAAAACGCCGGGAAAATCATGGTGCTTGAAGGCGGATTGAAGTACCAGGGCGTCACCATGAATCCCGAAGACGCCCAGATGCTGGAAAGCCGCTCTTTCAGTATTGAGGAAATCTGTCGCTGGTTTCGCGTTCCGCCTTTCATGGTCGGTCACACCACGAAGCAAAGCAGCTGGGCATCCAGTCTGGAGGGCATGAACCTCCAGTTCCTGACGCACACCCTGCGACCCCTGTTGGTGAACATAGAACAGGAAATAGGACGGTGCCTGCTGGACAGCGATGATGAGGTGTTCGCGGAGTTCTCTGTAGAAGGTCTGCTGCGCGCCGACAGCGCGGGCCGTGCTGCGTACTATACCAGCGCGCTCCAGAATGGGTGGATGTCCCGCAATGACGTGCGCCGTCTTGAGAATATGCCACCGATTGAAGGGGGTGACATTTACACCGTTCAGCTCAACCTGACGCAACTGAAAAATCTCGAAAGCAGCAATCCTGCTGTTCAGGCTCTGGCCCTGAGAGAACTGCATAACCACGTATTCCCCGATATTTCCTTTGAACAATCTCCGCTGAAACAGGCCGCTTAGGAGCACTTCCTGATGAGCAAAAAACAACTTCCGGTAGCACCGGCGGGTCGCCCCTGCGCGCGCGTTACCTGTGAAACATTACCGTCCGCACTGGACCGCTGGGACGGCGGGATCAAAGCTGCGGCCACCGACGACAACAGTATTTCTGTTTTTGATGTGATCGGGCAGGACTACTGGGGTGAAGGCGTAACAGCCAAACGTATCGCCGGTGCGCTTCGGGCGATGAATGGCGCCGACGTCACGGTCAATATTAACTCCCCTGGCGGGGACATGTTCGAAGGCCTGGCCATCTACAACCTTCTGCGTGAATACGAAGGCCGTGTGACTGTGAAGGTGCTCGGTATTGCCGCCAGCGCCGCCTCGGTCATTGCGATGGCCGGGGATGAAATTCAGATCGGCCGTGGTGCCTTCCTGATGATCCACAACTGCTGGGTCTACGCGATGGGTAACCGCCATGACTTTGCGGAACTGGCACAGTCTCTTGAGCCGTTCGATACCGCTATGGCAGACATCTACGCGGCGCGTTCCGGCCTTGATATGGCAGCCGTTCAGAAACTGATGGACGCCGAGAGTTATATCGGTGGCAGTGACGCTGTGGCGAAGGGACTGGCAGACAGCCTGCTTTCTGCTGATGCAGTCAGTGATGGCGATGAATCACCCGCGGCCGCGCTTCGAAAACTTGATGCGCTGCTGGCTAAAACCAACACCCCGCGCTCTGAGCGCAGAAAACTCATTAAAGCCTTATCCGGTGGCATGCCTGGCGCTGTCACCACCAACGACGGTACGCCGGGCGCTGCCGAAGATATCAAACCTGAAACCCTCAATTCACTTGAAAGCGCTCTTGCGGCGTTAGTCAAATAAGGACCCTTTATGTCTGAAGTAAACGAAATTCTGAAAAAAGTCACTGCCAGCATTGAAGAGGCAACCGGCAAATTCAACGCGAAAGCAGAAGACGCACTCAAAGAGGCGCAGAAGTCAGGCAGGCTGTCAGAAGAAACAAAAGCTGCCGTTGATAAAATGGCTTCTGAGTTCAATGCGCTGCGTGAAGCTGAAAAAACCCTGAAGGCCGCAATGGGCGAACTGGAGCAACATGTTGCCCAGATGCCGCTGGCAAACGCGAAACAGGTTGTCGAGTCCGTTGGCCACCAGGTGATCTCCGCTGAAGCCCTGAAAACCTTTGCTTCCAGCGTGGAAGGCGGTAAGCGCATCAGCATCCCGGTTAAGGCTGCCCTGACTTCGGTGGATGTGCCTGATGGTGTTGTGGAGCCACAGCGCCTGCCGGGTATTGATACGGCGCCGAAACAGCGCCTGTTCATCCGCGATCTGATTGCTCCAGGCCGTACGTCATCCTCAGCTATTTTCTGGGTGCAGCAGACAGGCTTTACCAATAACGCGAAAGTGGTTCCTGAAAATACGCAGAAACCATACAGCGAAATTGAGTTCACGCCGAAAATCACTGGCGTCAGCACCATTGCCCACCTGTTCAAAGCCTCAAAGCAGATCCTGGATGACTTCGCACAGTTGCAGTCCACCGTTGATGCCGAAATGCGCTACGGGCTGAAGTATGCAGAAGAGCAGGAAATTCTCTTCGGTGACGGTACCGGCGTTCATCTGCACGGCATCGTTCCTCAGGCGTCAGCGTTCAATCCGGCGTTCACTGTCGAACAGCAGAGCGGGATTGACGATCTGCGACTGGCAATGTTGCAGGCACAGCTGGCACGCTTCCCGGCATCTGGTCATGTTCTTCACTTCATTGACTGGGCGCGGATCGAGCTGACCAAAGACAGCCTGGGTCGTTACATTCTGGCGAACCCTGCGGCGCTGACTGGTCCGACTCTGTGGGGCCTGCCAGTTGTTGCAACGGAAGCGGCAGCCTTCCAGGGTAAATTCCTGACCGGTGTATTTAACGCTGGCGCGCAAATCTTCGACCGCGAAGATGCGAACGTGGTTATCTCCACGGAGAACGCCGACGACTTCGAGAAAAACATGATCACCATCCGTTGCGAAGAACGTCTGGCGCTGGCCGTCAAACGCCCTGAAGCGTTCGTGTATGGCTCTTTCAGCACTGGCTCAGGTAGCTGATAAAAACTGCGGCCTTCGGGCCGCTTTCACAGGTGGGAAAATGAAACTGATCGCACTCAAACCGATTTATTTCGGCGGTACCGTCGTTACTGAGGGGCTTCCGCTGGAAACTCTGGAACAGCACGGTCGCGAGCTCATCAAAAAAGGCTATGCGATGCTCGATGAATCAGAAAATCCTGCTGAGCAGGAACAGCAGCAGGAA